AAGTTTGAGCAGGGCGGTAGTTGAACTGGTGTTCCAGAATTACATGGTACAGAGGCTTTAATTGAACCTGGATTCTACAAAGATCTAATGCGTCCTATTGGTGGTACAATCTTGGCTGCTAGTAGTAAAGTATTGTCTGATGTTGGACCACTAGCAGCGACAGTAGCACCTAGCTTCCAGCAAGAGGCATCAAAAATAGCAACCGCATTTGATGTTCCTAAATCACTTGCATCAACAAATGTTGGTGGATCAATTGACGGTGTTGCTAATAGTCTTAATAAGATTTCTAGAAAAACGGAAGAAGAAAATCCTTTATTTAGAGAAGAAACGGTGCAGTTAAATGAAAAGGAAAAGAAGGATTTAGAAGAAGCAGATGAAGGTAGTGGTAATTTCTTTTCAAATCTAGCTAGATTTTTTGGTATCAGACCAATGGGTCCTGATGGAAAACCAGTTCCACCTTCTCCAGCAGTAGATTCTAAATTAGAATCAACAGGTTCAATTAATGATAGACCATGGAACACTGGTATTAAACTAACTAATTTGACTACAAAAGATGGTCATACATACAAGGTAGCTAGTGTTGTTGCTAATCAATTTAAAGGATTCGTTGCTGAATTAGAAGAGACTGGATATAAAATTAGAACTATTGGTGGGTTCAGAAATGCAGGCACTGGTGGTGGCGCTGGTCCTGATGATCCTGATTATGATCAAAATAGATATTCTCATCCATATGGAGCATCAATTGATATAAACGCAAACGAAAATCCATATGATCCTACTGGCAATAATTTAGTTACTGATATGCCATCCAACATCGGTGAAATTGCTGCAAAGCATGGACTAGGATGGGGTGGTGCATGGAGAAGTGTTAAAGATGCGATGCACTTCTCTGCTATGAAGAAAGAGGGCGGCAATAGAGATTTTGATTTATTTGATAAAGGTGGTCCTGCATATGCCGAAGGTGGTGTTGCTGGTATGTCAGGTCAAGAACAGATTACTGTTGGTGAAGAAGGACCAGAGATTGTTATGAAAAACTTGGTGTATGGTACACCACCAGTTCTTGATCACCTGCTGGCAATGAATGCGTCTAGTACACCATCTGAATTAATTCAAACTTATCGTACCTTTGTACCTGAAGTGTTAGAGTATGATGAAGAGGCAGAATCAATGGCACAGACTATCATTGTCATGACTCCACCGCAAGCACCACCAGAACCAACTGTAGATGTACCTCGTGATAATAAATCTATAACTAGACCTCCGATGGGTGTTGCGCCAGGAAAAGCAGCAATGCACATCGCTCTCTTTAACTAAATATCTAGGGGGAATCTAATAAATGGCAGCATTTACCGAAGGGTTTACAGATACAACAAAACCAGGTAAGGATCATATTGGTAGTATGATCTCGAAGGTTCTTGCTGCAAGAAAATTTGCTAGACAAGAGAGAGAAGCAGCAGAAGAGAAGGCAAAGAAAGCAGGATATGATAGCCTAGAAGAAGCAGGTGTAGAGAAAGGTTTCTTTTTTAAGGCAGCACTAAAGAATAAGTTTGGTGGATCATATATCAGTGGCAAGAAGCAAGACATTGAACAGGCAGTTGATCGTGTCAAACTGCTAAAGAATCCAAAGGCACAGTTCTGGAACTTCGTAGACAATAGAGACGCTGACGGTAAAGACATAAAGAAACTGTCTGACGTTGAGAGATTCCGTAGGCAATTTGATAACTATAATTTTCAGAGTGCAAAGAGACCACCTGAAGGTGTAAAAGCAGAGACACCTGCAATCCCTAAAAAGATGTCTCCCTTTGAACTTGAGCAGAAGAGACAGTCTCTTTCTCAAGAGAGGATGCTTGCTGAAACTGAAAAGAAAGTAGCGGCAGCAGCATCTGGTAACAAGCAGAGAGCAACTAGAGAAGACCTTCTCCAGGCAATCAATGCTATTGCCCAGTCATTAGACAAGACAGCACAGTCTATTAACAACAGCATCGGTGACTCTAAACAGGTTGCTTCTGATGTTCATGCAATGAAGACTGATATTGTTAATCAGTTGAGTGAAAGAACAGATAGTATTGAGGACAAGTTAACCAAGATTGCTGAAGCAATCAATGCACAGACTGCATTGAAGAAAAAACAAACTGATGATGCAGAAGGAACGGTCAAAGAATCCAATCTAGAAAAACAAGCCAAAGTTGTCACCACTAATATCCCAGTGGACACCACTGATGATACATTCGATCTAAAGGATGCAGCATCTAATATAAAACTAGATTATGATCCAGAATCAGATAATGAATCGCCATCGGATGATGTCAAAGAAGGTCCACAAGCAGAGCGAGGTGCTATCTTATCTGGACCTGATAGTGGATATAAAGTACCTGGTTTGACACTACATGGTGATGAGGCAATCGTACCATTAGACAACAACTACACGCAAGGAGAACCAAGTGCGGTTGATGGTAAGGTAAGACCAACACCATCAGAACCTATGGTTCCTCCTATGAATGTTAATGTCAATAACAGTTATGAGATGGGTAAATCATTTTCTAATGTCAATAACAGTTATGAAGAGGGAACTCCTATGGGTAAATCATCTCCCATTGAGATACCTAACCTGATGGCAGATAGTAGTCTGGAACAACCATTAGTAGATGCTATGGCACTACCAACAAAGGTTGCTGGTGGTATGGCGTTGGCTGCTAGTAGTGAGTTAGTCAAACGACTATCTGGAGACAGTCCCGAGGTTGCTAGTGAGATGGCAAAAGTTATCACTCCACTTGCCAGTGTATTTGACCTACCTAAATCACTGGTAGGTAAAGCAAAGGCTGGTGAAAGTTTGAAGAAAGAACCTTCTATCTTGACTGGTGGTGATGAAGAGAAAAAAGAAAAGAAAAATGTATTCCAGAAAGTATTTGATGGTCTAAAAAACCTGTTCAATCCAGATAACGATCCTGCACCACCAAAAGACACACATAATCCTTCTACTACAGGATCAGGAGAAGCTGGTGAGATGATTAGCACTGGTGCCAAGACAACTTACTATGATCCATCACTTGGTGGTATTAACGCCAGCGGACATAAGACTGCTGAAGGATTGCCTGCTACATCTACTGGTGAAGGATATAAGGAAGATGTTTTTTCTGCGGCAGCATTTCCACCATTGCTAGCCACTCTTCCCAAAAATATGACAGTTCCTGCAGCGAGATTTCCTGGCGGTAGAACTCTCAAGAAACCTTTTAATGTAGTTGTAACTAATACCAAGACAGGAAAGTCTGCTGTTGTTAGGGTTAATGATGTTGGACCTGGAGTAGAAGGACACTCAAGTAATCATATGCTTGACTTGAGTGTCGCAGCTAAAAATTATCTTGGTACTGGCGAGGGATATAGTATTGCTTATGCAAAACCAGGATCAAAACCAGGACCGTTAGTAGAACCAAAACCAGAACCAAAAACAACAGGAGATACTTCAGATCTAGAAGCACAATCAAAATCTTCACAAGGAATTACAGAAACCTTTGGTGCAAGAACAGGGGAAAGAATATATTTCGAGCATGATGGTAAACAATACAATGCATTCAAACTAGGTGGTGGCGGGTTTGACTTATATCGTGGTAGTATGAAGATAGATACCACTGGTGGTAAAAATGCTGCTATACTTAAGTCATTCATAGAGTATGGTCAGGAGAGAGTTAAACCACCAGCAACTAAACCACCAGCAACTAAAGTAGATCCAACACAGGCGATGCGAGGTTCTACAGCAGCAGAAAAAGCACAAGTAGCAATGATAAATATGGGCGGTGAGCAAACACAATCTGCTGCTACTGGTGCGGTTCCTACATCACAGGGAACTACAGTAGCTCCTTCTGTTTCTTCTCTATCCAAATCAGTATTTACAGTTGATGGTGTGACCACATGAGTGATAATAACCAAGAGTTTCCATATGCCTCTAGTTTAAAACTAGAAGAGGCAACTATTACTGGTCTAGATGGAACTGAAGTGCCACTAACAGGGTTGATCAAAAGTTTTCAATACTTTGAAGACATTGACATGCCAAGTATTTCTGTCAACCTAGACATCGTTGACAACGCAGCAAATATTATTTCTTCTCTTCCTATTTCTGGATACGAGAATGTTGAACTGGTATTTGGTGCTGCTGATGAAGAACTATTGACACTGAACATGAAGGTGTCAAAGATATACAATCGCTTTTCTGCAGACAGGTATCAAGAGTATTCTCTTGGGTTGGTTTCCAATGAACTGTTGGTCAATGAAACTACTAGATTAGGAGAAAGACTATCAGGTAAAGCAGAAGGCATTGTATCTCAACTAGTAACAGAAAAGTTAGGAACTACAAAGAGACTTCTCAATGATCCTTCTATGTTTAAGGTAACTTTCTTGCCAGGTAAGAAGACACCTTTCTCTATTATCAGCTCGTTGAAAGAGAGAACTGTACCTGAAGATAAGAAGACATTTCCTTCAGGTTCTAGTACAACATCAGAATTACAAATATCAAAGGGTAGTGCAGGGTATTACTTCTACGAAAACTATGATGGATATCATTTTAGATCAATTGACTCACTAAACTCTATCGAAACTAATCCACCTGTGGAGACATTCTTTCAAGAGAATGATCAACTCAATCCACAGAATGCTCGCCGTAAAATCCTTGACATTGACTTCCAACAAGAGATTGACATCTTATCCAAGTTGAGAATGGGTACGTTCTCTAATGTTATTTGTTTCTATAACTATAGCACTGGTACTTACGAAGAGTATGTTTATAATTTAGGTGATCGCTTTGATGACATGGAGCATCTAGGATCCCAGTCTGGTCTTGCTAAAGGTCAGGCTGATCTTGCAGTCAATCCCAGTAGAATTATGTCTGTGTTGATGGATCATGAGACTTGGTTTGATGGTGTGGAAGTAGCATCACCAGAGAAACCAGATGGTGGTAAGAAGAACACAGCAGAATTTCCTGACTGGCAGAAATATGTCGTAGCGCAGTCGATTGCTAGAAAACAATCACAGAACAACCAGCAAGTCTTTATTCAGATACCTTTCCGAACAGATTTACGTGCGGGACAGACAGTTGAGATTATGATTCCTAATAACATTCCTTCATCAGAAAGAGAAGAGAATGACATTTATGACAAGGAACATAGCGGTGCTTATTTGATTGCAAAACTACAGCACTCCGCTGATGTTCTGAATGCAAAAGCAAATACATATCTTACTTTAGTAAGGGATTCTTATGGCATGCCAGATGAACCCTCTGATGTAGAGACTAAATAAAAATAAAAGTATTGGTATGGATCCAGTTCTATCGTCATTTATATCGACTAATCAGATAGGCGCTGATGGTTTCAACTGGTGGATCGGACAGGTTGAGACAGGGAGAGAAAGCGACCCAAAACAATCTGGTAGATATCGTGTGCGTATTGTTGGCGTACACTTAAGAGAAGGTCAGAAGACACCGACAGAGCAACTACCATGGGCAAACGTAGTCATGCCTGTGACCACACCATTCAGTGATGGTGGTGTGACTGGTGCTACAGCAGAGCTGCGAGCAGGTAACTGGGTCATTGGTTTCTTCCTTGACAATGATAAGCAGAGACCTATTATCATGGGGTCTGTTGGGCACACCGCTGGTGCTACTGTCGTTAAGAATACTGACCCTGTTGCTGGTGATGATGGACCTAGGAACTTCACTACTCATACTGATAGCACTGTTAAACCACAAGCACATTACTCTCAAGCAAGTCAAGACGGTGTAGATCCAGAGACTGGTGCTAACATAGATGGTGGCGAACCAGCTGCTGCTAAATCACACGAAAAGAAGGGTCCTCCTGCTATCATTGCTGCACTGCGTGGCAAGCATAGTGAAACCAATCCTACTGGCTCCCAGAACTGTGTTACTATTGCCAACCCCAAGTGTGGTACAGAGAGTAACTTTGGTAAGCAGGTACAGAATATTATTGGTGATATGCTCGCTGCTAACCAAGCATCTGGTGGACAGTTAGGTGACTTCTATGTCAGTAAGATCAATGGATTCTTGTATGATAAAGTATCTATTGCAAGACATCACATTGGTAGGATTACTAAACTTGTCCGTAGTCTGATGGGTCGTGCCCAGTCCGAGATTATTAGGAATCTACGTGAGGGTATCAAGAACCTAGTTGATGGTCTCCTAGGCATTCAAGGAGCACTACAAGCGAAGGAGCAAGTACCTGCAGATCCAAAAGTAACAAAGAAGACTATTGGTAAGAAAGGTCGTCTATTAGACGGTGTGCAGAAAGTTCTTGATCAGATTCTTAAGGCACTTGGATGTTCTATTGAGAATATCACTGACATGTTGGCAAGATTCTTAACAAATCTGCTGTTCGACTTCATCATGGATGTGTTCTCTCCTGCTGCTTGTGCTGTCATCAACCTAGTTGAGGGTATCGTCAACAAAATTCTAGAACTTCTGGAAGGTTTAATCAGTAGTATATTAGGACCACTGCAAAGTATATTAGGAATATTAGCATCACCTCTAAACATGATTGGTGGTGCTATCGGAAAGGTAATGTCATTCCTAGGTATCTCATGTAGTGGTCCTAGTAGTAGCTGTCCAGAGTCAACTGTTAAATGTACTGACTGTAGCAAAGATGATGAGGATGATTGGTTAGACAATCTTCTAGACAATATTGCCGATGGTGATACTGGAGAAAGATTCTACTGCGAAGAGTCAGCTGATTACTTGGATCCCAAACCAACTAGGATTATTTTTGTTGGTGGTATTCCTAACGAACCTATTCCTATTCCTAACCAAGATCCAGAACCGCCTGGTCCTGGTAGAGAAGACACGCCACCATTTAATCCAGTTCTTGTACCAATTCCTGTCGATCCTCCACCTGAATTACCTGATGACGATGATCCCTCGGTTCCACCTATCGTTCCAGATGATCCCCCCGAGGACGATGAGGAGGTTGTGTTGCCTATCACATTTGATGGTAGTAGAGTATACTCTGTCATTGTAGATCCAACTATTGTAGCTGGTGGTGGGACAGTAACGTACACCATTAATACTTCTAACGTACCTAGCGGTAGTGTATTGACATATACATTGACTGGTGATATAGTAGAAGAATATATTAATGATGCTAATCCATCTTTGACAGGAACTGTTACGGTTATTGAATTTGAGACTCTTACTGAAGAGTTTGTTGATGAAAATGGGGATCTACAAAATATTAGCATCCCACGCTGTAGTGGTACGGTATCTCTTCCTATGAATGAGGATATTGAATTGAATGCTTCTCAAACATTCAGATTTACTCTGTTTGACCCAGGAAATTCAGATCTATCTGATGTTAACTTTGATACTGGATCGTTTGCTGATGTAGAAATTGCAGCAGACTATGAGTCAATTGTATTCCCTGATAGACCAGAGAATCCTGTTGCAGATCCTACTATCTCTGTTACTAGTGATAAACCTGCATATATTGAGGGAGAAGACATCATCTTTACTGTTACCAGTACAAATATCCCTGATCGTACAGAATTTGACTGGATTATCATTGGTGATGTTGACTCGGATGATTTTGTTGGTGGTACAACTGCAGGATCGTTTAAAATTGTTGACAACACAGCACAAATTGTTGTTGGTATCTTGGATGATGAAAGAAAAGAACCTGCTGAACAATTAACATTCCAGATTCTAGGAACTGAAGCATCAACTGATGCAACAATTTTCTCTAGTGGTGGATTTGAAGATCTTACTGGTGATGGTATTGATGATGCTGATGATGCGAACAAACCTGATCCATATGTTCCAAACAAGCCAAAGGCAGGCAATCCTATTACTGGAGACGATGGATCTATTGTTAGTATTCCCATTACAGACACGGGTGAGTCATATGCTGAAGCACCTCAAGTCATCGTTTCTGGCGAAGGATTCGGTGCTACTGCTATTGCCCTTCTAGATACTAAAGGATTTGTTTCTGAAGTTAGAGTTACTAGAGCTGGTTTAGGATACAAGCGTAATCTTGCAACTACAAATGACGTACAATGTATCATTGATTCTTTTACTCTCATCTCTCCAGGTATTAGATATAAGTCTGCTCCAGAGGTATACATAGATGGTAAGGAAGGCAGAGCAACTGCTATCATTGACGATAGAGGTTATGTTATCTCTGTTCAAATTAAAGATAGAACAACAACATATGAAAAATCACCAATTATTAAACTAATTGGTGGCGGAGGATCTGGTGCTATTGTGTTGCCAAACATGATCTGTCTCTCCTCTGAAGATCTTAACAGCAGAGGACTTGTTAAGATCGGAACTGGTCGCTATATTGATTGCCCATAATGTCACATCCATCAAATAATTCTGACACTCAACACCAAGGTGCTAATTCGGGGCAACCTGTTAAAGAACCTGCTGGTGGTAGAACATCTGCAGTATCAGAAGGTCAATTTTGTTCAGCAAAACCAACAGTACACTGGGTGTCTGATGGTTGGACATGCATGAGTTGGGAGGGTGCTGACGGTCAACCAGGGGGTTATACCGTTACTAACGGTCAAAGTGCTATGTTCTTTGACGAGAACGGCAACATGACCTTCTCTACTGGCGTTCCAGGTCAATCAGGTTGTGGTGGTAAATTAATTATTAATAGTGGTGATCAATTACACAAAGCTAGTGGATCAATTGCAATTCAAGCAACTGGTGGAACATCGGAACGTACAGGATCTGGTAGAACAGGAACAGGTTCTGCCGAAAGTAAAGATCCTGCATACTCTGTCTATGCCGAAGGGGGTGTTGCTATTGAAGCACAGGGAGATGAGTGTAACGTTAAGGGCGATAACGTTCTCATCCATGCTGTTAAGACATTAACTCTTAAAGCAGGTGAACTTGTTAACATCGAGGTTGGTGATGGTAGCGGTAAATTCAATGTATTTGCAGGTGATATCACCTTTGATGCAGAATTTTTGAATGAAAATATTGATGGTCGTAAGATTACAAAAGGATCTGGTGAAGTTGTTGTTGATCAGCAGACTAAACCTGGTGCTACCCATGTTATTAACTCTGTTGGTACTGTTACTCATAGAATTCAAGGTAATTATGAAGTCGATGCTCAAGGACGTTATCGCGTTAGAGCATTAGGTAACCTCAACTTTGAGTCTACAACTGGTGGAATGTATACCAAGGTAGCTGGAGCATCTTATAGCACAATTTGGGGTCCAAAAGAAGAAAAAATTTACGGTATTAAAGGACCATCCGCTACAACTGATCCAACACAAACATATAAACTTGAGCTAGGACCCAATGCCATGGGTATGACGATGAAATCTGCTGGTGGTATTGGTATCACTGCTTCAATAGGTAACAGTTTCTTTGTTAATAAAGTAGGAACACTAAATGTTACTGCAGGTGGTACGATGACTGTAAAAGCACTGTCAATTTTCCTCAACTGAAAATCAACTTTCAGTTACAGAAATTCCGAAAAAAAATCGCCACCAAAAAATCTCCAAAAAGACCGACTACAACCACTTGCTATTCAATGAGTTATTTTTATACTTACGCATATCTTCGTAAAGGTGATAGAACACCATATTATATTGGAAAGGGTCAGGGGAAGAGAGCATATGACTCCAAGCATAATGTAAAAGTTCCTGATGATAAAGATAGAATTATTTTTCTAAAACAAAATCTTACAGAAGAAGAAGCATTCAATCACGAAAAGTATATGATTGCTGTTCTCGGTAGAAAAGATTTAGGAACTGGAATTCTTCGTAATATGTCTGATGGTGGTGAGGGTCATTCAAATCCTTCACCAGAAGCAAGAAGAAAGAACGCAGAATCTTCACGACTTCAGTGGCAAATGGGTATTGGTCTTGGTGGACTTACTTATGAAGAGAGAAAAAAAAATCAAGCTTTGGCGATTCAATCAAGATTGGCTGGTGAGTGGTTGAAAGATAATCCAGAGTATAATGGAGGTTCTCTTGGCAGAACTCCAGAACAACATAGTGCTGATAGTGCTAAAGCTATTGAGAGTGGTTGTGTAAAATATTGGAAGTCTATGACGGAGGAGGAGAGATATTCTCTTCGTTCTGATATGGGGAAAAAAGGAGGAGCAAAAAATAAAGAATTTGGTCTTGGAATATGTGGGTTAACAAAGGAACAGAGAAGTGCTAATACAAAAGCATTATTTGAAGGTGAAGGAGGTGAAGAAAGAAGAAAGGTTTATAGACAGCAGCAGAGTGAGCATCATAAGAATGGAACAGGAGCGTTTGCACCAGGAGTTCGTGAAAAGTTAGTCGCGACTAGATATAAAAATGCAAAAGGATTTAGAGAATTTTGTGTAAAAAGTCCAGAAGGAAAAATTTATAAAGGTAAAGGTGCTAAACCATTTGCTAGAGAACATGGATTACCAACAACCAGTTTTAATAATTTGTTGAGAGGTAGAATAGATATTCTTCGTGGATGGACAATAGTAAAATGAAACACCACATCCCTGATATCATTAGAAAGAATTCTTTTGATTGCTTCAAGAGTTTGAATGAAGCAGAACGTGCTGTTGTTATGTTTGGTGAGGAAGAGTATCGTAAATCATTAGACCTTGAAAATGATGATGCTCCCTGTTGGAAGATACCAAGTAGAGAGTCAACAACCTTTGTTGGTTGGAACCCTATGTGTATCCCAACAATGGATTACATAGTATGGAAACTAAAGAACCGTGAAGGTATTATCAATGGAGAGATTTACTGACAAAAAATCTCCAAAAAGGTTGATGTAACTAAATACTAGAGGGAAATTGAGTGAGCGTATGCTATCTACACAATACCGACTACGACTGGAATTTATTTGTAAACGAATAGCAAATAATGACGATGTAAAACTAGATGACATCATTTGGGCACAAAAATTAGCAAAAGCAAACACAACAGCAAATGAGATGTTAAAGATGGCGAGACGCCAATCAGCACAAAATATTGAGGAAGGTAGTACCGATGATTTTTTGAATAGGATGGGTTTAGGTGATCCTGACCCATCCAACCACAAGACTAGATTCGATGGTGCAGATGACATCAAAGACTGGTTCCGACGAGATAAACCTGATGACTGGAGACAACATGACTGATTATGTCTGTATCCCCATGTGGGATCCTATTTTCGAGATGATGCGCTATCATTGGGTACACAAGTCAGAAAAGGACCCCGTGCAATTCGTGAAAAATCTTAACCCAGAGCAAGAACGGTTATGACAATTAAGATCACCCCTCAAACATATATTGATATGAATGAGGAATTTATCAAAGATGATATTCCTTTTCGTATTAGTATACCTACACAGGAAGCAATTGATAAGTGGCAATCGCAACCAGCGCAACATTATCAGACACCACCAGCAGTAGATATGGTACAAGAAATGTGGGATGCTATTGGAGGACGCCCTAATGAAGTTCAAAAATGATAAAAACTTTGCACTTGAAATGCAACTAGATAATATATGCAGAATATTAGGGGGTGAAGTCAAGCATTATATTTGCACCGATAAGAAAACTCAACACGAAAAAATTGTAATCGAATACAACCACGTAAATAAATGACAGCAGTAATCTATTCTAACGGTAGTCAAGAGTGTCAGCGTATTGCAGCACTACTTAAGTCGATGGGTGGTGAGTTTCTTGAGTATAAACTCAATGAACATTTTACTCAAAGAGCATTTGAAGCAGAGTTTGGAGAAGAAGCTACATATCCACAAGTTTCTATTGGTGCCAAGCACCTTGGTAACTTGCATGACACACTTCATTACATGAGTGACAAAGGAATGTTTGTGTGATATAATAACAACATGTTGGCGACTAAATAAAATGTGGTCAAAATGTTATGAAATACTCATTATCTCAAGCATATGTTTTTTACATGGGTATGGTGGTGCGTATGTATTTCATACAAGGTATCCCGTATACATTTGACGAATTGCCATTAATTATTCAAGAGCATCCATCAGTTCAGACTGAAGCATTGCAAGGTCGTGATTGGGATGATGAAGAATTATATAAGTGCTCTTCATATCTTGTGGAAGAGGAATGTAATCCTCTGATGTTTGATATTGAAGTTAATGATCCTGAACTATTACCTAAAGATGATTGAACAATTTATAGAATGGTTTGAAGGAACATGGGAGAACAAAGTCCAGGCATTTTCAAATCCCGCTAGGTTTGCTATGGTGCGCCTACAGCACCACAAAGTACCTGGAACGGACGCTATGTTCTATGGCGAACAAGCTTACAATTATCAACTACATGCCCCTTACAGGCAGTTTATTGTAGAAGCAATTGAAGACCCTAATGGTCAAATTAGGGTTCTTAACTATGATTTCGAGAAATGGCGTTATTTGGGTGCTCTAAATCTAGATCAAATCAAGTACGACAAAGGGTTGACACACAAGCAAAAGTGTGATACAATTATGACTTACGACCCAAATAAAAACCAATTTAACGGTTCTATTGACGGTTGTGAGTGCTTGGTTCCCTACAAGGTAGATCAAATGACCTATGTCAGAAATGAGGCAACTCTTGGCGTAGACTTTTATAATGTGGTTGATCGTGGATTCCTTGTAGGAACTGTAGACCAAGTATGGGGTGGTCGTTTTGGAGAGTTTCAATTCAAACGTATGCCCCTGTAGCTCAGCTGGTAGAGCACCGCTTTTGTAAAGCGGTTGTCGCAAGTTCAAATCTTGTCGGGGGCTCCAGTCGATGTGGCGGAATTGGTAGACGCGCCAGGTTTAGGTTCTGGTGGGGTAACTCGTGGAGGTTCAAGTCCTCTCATCGACATTAGGAAATTATGCAATTCGCTTTAGAAACTTACATTAAAGACATTTCTGTCTGTGATGATCTCATTAAATTCTTTCATGAGTCTCGTTTCTCAAGTATGAATCGCGGTCCTGGTACTGTATATGGCAGCAGAGGAAAAGTGGGTAAAAAGTCCACAGATCTCTCTGTATTTCCTTCAGAACAGCGACAATTTCCTATAATCATGCGATATCTAAATCAATTAATTTCGTGTGCTGATCAATATATCGCAAAATTCCCATGGTGTAATGAATATGCTCCTTGGGGTTTGACCGAAGGTATCAATATCCAATGGTACAAACCAGGTGAGGGGTATTATGATTGGCACACAGAGCGGTGTGATGCTAGTTCTCCCATGAGAGATCGACATCTTGTTTGGATGACATATCTAAATGATGTTGAAAATGGAGGTGGAACACAGTTCTATCACCAAAACGCAACTGTAGGAGCGAAGAAAGGTAAAACCTTGATATGGCCTGCAGACTGGACTTATACTCATAGAGGCGAAGTTGCTCCGAATGAAGATAAGTATATAATTACTGGTTGGTTTAACTATGAAATCACTGGATGAATACAATTTTAATGGTCGTCCAGTGACCTCCATGAATATCCTTCTTCTCATCAGCGAGTTAGAAGGATCTTATCAAAATCTCAAATATATGGGATTGAGAGAAGATATGGACATTATTGATGAAATGAAACGTAGATATTACAAACTCTACTATCAAAAAAAGAAGGAAGAGAAGGCAAACAATCCTCTATAGCTCAGCTGGTAGAGCACGGAACTGTTAATTCTGTTGTCCCTGGTTCGAGTCCAGGTGGAGGAGTTGGCGATACTGCCAAACCAAACCCCTTCCGTGTGCTATGAAACCTCCCTGCAAGGGGAGGTTTTATTGTATAAATAATCCAGAAGAATAGTCCTAGAAGGAACGGGTTAATTATGCCTCTTACAAGACTTGATAATCTTTACTCAAGTAAAACAGGTAAGTATCTATATGTATCGCCAGATGACTTTAATGCGACAGACGAGTTAGACAATAGAGGTAACTCCCCATTACGTCCATTTAAGTCTATCCAGAGGGCATTCCTTGAGGTAGCACGATACTCTTACCTACCTGGTAAGGATAATGATAGGTTTGACCAGTTCAGCATCATGCTGATGCCTGGTAACCACTACATTGATAACCGTCCTGGTCTTGTAGAGACTGCTAATCCTGAATCTAGATATTTTGATTCTGGTAATCTAATTGAAGCGAATAAACAGCTCATTGTTGATCGTTCTGCTGCAGAAATTTTCGTACAACACCCTGATTTCTTCTATCCTGGTGATGCTGCATCTGATGATGGGTCTCGATATGCTGACGCATATCGTCTAGTACAGTTGAATCGTAAGGAGATTGTAGACAAATCTGCAGCACATCTCGCAATTCAATTCCCTGACTTCTTCTATCCTGGTGGCAATGGTACAACAGAAGCTGAATATAGATTTAAAGATGGATATCGCCTAATCCAACAGAACAAGAGAGAAATTGTTGATAGGGCAGCAGCAGAGATTGCTGTAGCACACCCTGATTTCTTCTTCCCTGGCGACCCTGCAGACGATCCTGTATACAGATTTAAGGATGCATATCGTCTGATTCAGCAGAATAGAACTGAAATTATTGATAGTGCCTGGACTGCAATGCAGGCTGGTTCTAACCCTGCAGATCCTTCTGATGAAACAAAGTGTAAGCGTGACATCGGTCTTCTAATTGATTATGTTGGTGTTGACCTTGTAAAAGGTGGTAACGAGTATACTCGTAAGTTCACCCTGAAGTATTTCCAAGGTGGTGTATTCTCTTACATCATTAGTGAAGTGTTGTCTACGAATGACGCATATAATGCTGCTAGGGATCTGATGATCCAAGCAATGAAGAATGAGTTGACAATCACTGATGCTACTATCACGATTGATCCTAATTCATGTGCTAACGTAGAGTCTGCAATCAATGTCTTGGTTCAGATTGTTACCGATGCATTTACTGCTGCTGATGCATCAGGACTTCCTGCAGAAACACTAGGATCTGATCTAACAAATGAAGCAAAATGTAAGCGAGATCTGGGTATATTTGTTGACTATCTTGGGCTTGATCTGGTTAGTGGTGGTAACGAGTACACTCGCCGTTTTACTGGTACATATTTTGATAACAGCGGATCCCCAATTTCTAATGGTCTACTAGGGGAAGAAGCACAGGCTATCACTGCTTTCAATAAAGCTCGTGATTTGATGCAATCTGCAGTCAATAACATCTTGTTGGTTCAAGATTCTACCATCACTGTAGATGGTGGTGGTTGTGCTAACGTACAGTCTGCAATCGCTACACTAACACAAATTTTTACTACTGTCATTAATGATGGCAACCTATCTCAACTTCCTGTTGAAAACCTAGGAAACTTCGCTAGTGCAAATGAAATCGAGTGTAAGCGTGACATCGGTGAGTACATCGATTCCCTTTCTCTTGACGTTGCACTTGCAGGTGGTAACAGATACACTCGTAAGTATCTGAAGACTTACTTCAATGAGGCAGGAAATGCTTTCATTAGTGGTTCTCTAGATGGTGAGCAGGCAGAAGCAATATCTGCTTTCAATAAGGCAAGAGATCTGATGATTGATGCGTTCAGAAATGAACTCTTCTCAAAAGATTCGACTATCACTGCTGATCCTAACGGCACTCCTCTGTGTGCTGATGTTGCTAGCATGGTTGGCACTCTTGCTGCTATTGTAGAGACTGTCCTAACTGATGGTAACCTAACACAACTTCCTGCTGAAGTTGTTACTGATCACGAGACACCTGGCGAGACCAAGTGTAAACGTGATATCGGTTTGATTGTTGAGGCTGTTCTTGCTGACATCAGAAACGGTGGCAACAGCAACACTATCTCTGTAGCAAAGACTTACTTTGACAGAGAAGGAGCTCCTCTAGCAAATGGTATTGTTGGCGAAGAGGCAGAGAGCATCACCGCATACAATAAAGCGCGTGATCTAATGAAGTTGGCAGTCACGAACTCCTTGCTAGACAAGGATCTGACTATCTCTCCTGGTCCTGCTATTGCAGGCGCTAACACCCCTGACATCGAGTATGACGAGTCTGGTAACCCTGGTGCATGTATTGATGTTCAGACAAACATTCAAACCCTGGTAACAATCCTTACCGATGTTATTAGTGCTGGTAGCTTGAGTGTATTGAGTTCAGTTACAGTTACTGGTGTTGTACCTATCTTTGACTACAACAGAGCACTTCAGGAATGGCAAGATGACAGCATCATTGACCTAGGTAACCCTGATAACGTATTCTATAAGTTCAACTCTACCGAGGGCGGTTGTATCGTCCCCAGAGGTTGTTCTCTAATTGGTTATGACCTCCGTCGTACCATCATCAGACCTCTATATGTACCTGATCCCGTTGATGGTGATCAAGAGAGAACTGGTGTTTTCAAACTGACTGGTGGTTGTTACCTATGGCAGTTCACTATCAAGGATGGTGACCTCTCCGAAAACTCCCCATTATATGATCAAACAGATAAGGTAGGTAAGGTTTACTACAAGAAGAACTCTACGGATCTGAAGATTCCCGAGTATTCTCACCACAAGATCTGCATCATGACCTATGCAGGTAATGATGAACTAGATCGCTACTACGAGAAAGTTGGTAGAGCATTTGCACAGTTCCAGCCTACAATTGATGATGGCGAACTGGAAGCACTGGTACAAGAGACTAGAATTGTTGGTCCTCTATCTGATACCAGAACTGTTGAGCAAATTGAAGTTGTTGATATCCCTGGTACATCTACTTCTAGACTCACTGTTACTACCAAGATTGAGCACGGATACTTCAAAGGTCAGTACATCGCTGTTATCAACAGTGGTCTATCTGATGAAGTCAACGGAACATTCAAGGTTGATACCATTGATGATAACAATCCAAAGGTATTCACCTACATCATTCCTATCACAGCTGCTGGTCTAGGACTGGTTTCTGGTACAACTTACAGCACTGCTAACGGTCTTGGCACTAGTGCAGTGATTCAAGCGGAAATTGACTCTGTTGAGTCCGCATCTCCGTATGTTTTCAACTGCTCGATCCGTTCTACCTGGGGTCAGTGCGGCATGTGGGCGGATGGATCCAAGGCAACTGGATTCAAGTCGATGGTTGTTGCACAGTACACGGGTGTTTCGCTCCAGAAAGATGACAGAGCGTTCATTCGTTACGACAGATTTACTAACACATGGAATCAAGCATCACTAACTGATGCATTTGCTACCATTCCTTATCACACTAAAGGTGATGCATATTGGAAGGATGAGTGGAGAAACTTCCACATTCGTGCTTCGGATGACTCCTTCATTCAGTGCGTCTCGGTCTTCGCTGTTGGTTTCCACGATCACTTCCTGATGGAAAGTGGTGGTGACATGTCTATCACCAACTCGAACTCCAACTTTGGTAACACTTCACTCCACTCTATTGGTTTCAAAGGATTCTCCTTCAACCAAGATAAAGGTGGTTATATTGATGCTATCATTCCTCCCAAAGTTGTTGATACTAATGTAGAGTCGGTTAAGAAGAATTCTTACTACACTCTTGACATCGAAGCATCAAACGATGTTGCTAATAACACCAGACTATATCTTGCTGGTGATACTAATAAGGATCCAGCTTCACGTCCTGCAGCATCTATTGATGGATATAGAATTGGTGCCAAGCAAGATGACAGACTATATGTCAAACTGCCTTCTGGTGGTGTAGGTGGTAAGCAGACATATCATGGTACACTAGAACCGTCTGGTATCAAATCAGTCACGGCATCTCTGTCTACTCTAACACCTAGTAACTTGAACGTATTGTTCGATCTAGATGGTGATGGAAATGACGACTTTAACAAGGCATATGATGCTGCTAATCTTATTGAGAAGAACAGATCTTATCTTGCTGGAGAGACTTATGGATATATCACCGCTCAATATCCAGCACTTCTGACTAACACATCTCTAACTATTACCAAGTGTGAGAGAGACATTGGATTTATTGTTGATGCTGTTGTCAAGGATCTTCGTGTTGGTGGTAACATCAACACTGTATATGCTTCCGAGTCTTACATTTCTAGTGGCAATGTATCTTATGTTGATACCGAACTAACTGAAACTCTTATTGCATATGACTACCTGAAGAGATTGATCTTCGGTGTAATCCGTAATGGTACACTCCTAATCAAGAACTGCACCACGTCTACCAGCAGCACCAACGTTATTGTTGGTGATACTTCTGGTCTTGTAGTTGGTATGCAGGTCAGTGAGTATGCCGAGAATGATTTTGTTAATGGTTTCTTGACCCAAGGTTCTTCACGTCTTGGCACTAACTTACTTGGAAGTAGTCCACTTATTATCGCAGATATTGTCAATGCAACTACTATTGTATTGGCTGATCCTGCAACTGGACAGGTTTATCAACCACAACTGGATAGCAGCACTACTTGGTTGTATTTTGAGAACGTTAACCAATACTCTTCATCCCCCCGTCTTGTAGATCTTTCGATCACTCAAGACGATACATATCCCGAGTGTACTAACATTGTTACTGCTATCGAAGGATATTTTGATGTTGTTAACCTGGTACTGAATGGTAATGCTAATCAGGTAACCAGAGTTGAACCTATCATTGAGTCTTCGGCTCTAATTGGTAGAGCAACTGTATTTGTAATTGATACTGGTAATGGAGATACTGATCCTCATGGATTCCAAACAGGAACACCTGTAAGACTTATTCCAAGAGCAACTAATGCTGGTGTTGACAAGCGTCTAGTCAGACTACCTCGTGGTTTTGAGACTAACAGACCATACTATGTAATTGCTCCTGGCAGAGATACATATCCAAATTCGTTTAATAATACTTCAGAGTTCGATAATAGTGCAGGCACCAAGTTGCTGCTTGCTGCTACTAAAGAAAATGCTGCTGCTGGTATCTATATCTACTCTTCTGAAACAGAGAGTATGAGTCCTGACGTTGAACTATTGGTTCAGCAACAGATTCTTGACGAGAATTATGATTTGCACAGATATGTTTGTAATGTCTCTGGCATTTACATCGAAACAGATATTCCGCACACATTCGACGTACCTGTACCAAATGTCCCAGCACAAACCATCTTCTTCGCTACATCTGGTGATGCAAGTTCTCAACTACCGACTATTTCGGGTGCTGGTGATGTGGCAACAGATGTGTATTACTTCCCACGTTTTATCTCCAAGACGAAGTTTAGCGTTCACACCACCCAAGCAGATGCTCAAGCTGGTACAAACGCTGTCATATTTACTGCAAATAGCGGAAGTGATTTTGTTGTCTATGGAAACAAAAAGACTTCCCCCCTCAAGTACGACCCAGTTAGCTTCCAAAGATGGTATCTAAATGTCAAGGATGAGTCTTCAGGTGGTACTGATCCTAATGCTATCCTCACCAGATTCCATGCTACTGACTTTGTAGATGGAACTGGTAATCTATTCACCCCAGATACCTGGTATGAAAGAATTGAGGATGATAGACCTGCTCTCGATAGAATTTATCGCTTGCGTTATGTTCTGCCACAGTATCTACAGACAGTTCGTGAACCACTCAATGGTTATGTTATTAAGTCAAGAACTGATGATAGAAGACGCCTGAAGGCACAGAAGTTCTATCTAGAACCCTTCAGCAACGGCGCACCAGCGGTTGCACAGTTCTTTAACCCTGCGAGACCTACCGAGCAATTAGGACTGTCTCTAGCGGATCTGGACGCTGCTAGTGTTGATATTAGTGGTGGATTCTATGATCCATACGAAAATCCACTACAAGTTGAGTTTGAGTCCAAGATTGCGACGACAATTCAGTCTGCTAAAACTATTTCTGTTGACCCTCAAGGAACAGGAACTGAAGTAGACAGACTTGAGTTGACTGTATTTGATCATACAATTATCAACCAGCAATTGAAGAATGAAATCTTCACTGTTATTGAGATTGGACCTCCACAAGGTGCAGGCATCCAAACCAGTATTTACAATAGTAATTCCGACAACTATATCAGTTGGACTGGTTATTGCTCTGGATCTGGTTATGTTCATGCATACTATCAAGCCGATGCAACAGCATTTGTTATCCTGAAGAACATCACTGGTAAGATTGATTATAATGTCTATAGTCCTACTAACTTTGTTCAGAACAATGGGACGTTCTTCAATCTAACTGGACAACCTGATGCATATCCCACTTCTCTTTCTAGATCGGACAGAAAAAATTTCCTGTATAGAATTGAGGGTGCTAATGTTTATACTGCAGTTCCTGGTGATAAGATCACCACACCTGGTGGCGACACATATACTATTTCTAGACTCGAAGATGTTCCTGATATTGATGATACCTTCTACATCTTCAATATTGAGACTATTCAAGAACAGATTCCTCTTCAGCAAGATGGTATCTACTATCTGACTGCTGTTCGTGGTAACATCTCTCCATATCCTCTGGGTGCTGGTGTTGGAACTAACTTCCACTACTACAAATTCTCTCAACCTATTTCTAACCTGTATCCTCTGGATTATAAGAATGATCCACTGTGGTTCCAGGTCAGTCTTACCACTGGAACTAGAGATCTAACTATTCTTGATCCCCCAGCATCAGCAGCTGCTGCAGATAACTACGTTCATGGTCTTGTTACTCTTAACGACTACAAGTTCAGTGAAACAAAAGAAGCAGTTGTTGACCTGACTAGAACTTCGCCTTTTGCTGCTTATGAGTTTACTAATACTACAAGTGATCTGAACAGTGCAATTCTGGACAACAGATTGCAGGCACAAGAAGGTAATGCATCTGTAGGTTCCGAGAACAGACAGATTCCTATCTCTGGTGACTCTGTATATCCTCTGGAGAAGAGATTCTATACAGAATTGCGTCGTCCTTCGATTGCAAGATCTGGTAACCACACGTTTGAGTACCTTGGTTTCGGTCCTGGTAACTACTCAACTGGTTTCCCACTTCGCCAGGAAGTTGTTCTATCTGATAAGCAAGACTTCTACGCACAAGCAAAACGTGAAGACGGCGGTATTGTCTTCTACACGGGTCTAAACTCTAACGGTGACCTCTATATTGGTAATCGTAAGATCAACGCTATTACAGGCGAAGAGACGTTCCTTGAGCAGGCAGTTCTTGAGGATAGTGGTGATGACGATGAAGGAATCGGCGCACTAGTTACTACTTTCGATACAGCAGTTACCTTTAATGATAAGGTAACCATCGAAGGTGATACTTTCCTTAACAATCCTGTTACGATTAACGTCGATCCTCTGGAAGGTGATGCACTTCGCATCCTATCTCTGGTTGACACTGGTGATGATCCCACACAAGACAGATCTTCCTTCAGAGATACAAGAGATGGTGATATTATTCTCACCAAGAACCAGATTGAAGCTGCGGTTTACAAGTTTAACCCACGCGGTAATGTAAATGATCCTGGTCAAGTTTATACCTGGAGAACACATTACACTGGTGGTCTTCCCTCTAATGCTTCTCCTGATAACACTGGTCTTCTATCTGCTGGTCAAGGTGGAACTGCCTTCTATACTCTACAGAGTATTACTTATGGATCTTCTATCCTACCTGCAGCTGGTGATGTTCTATACAAGGGTCTAGAAGTTGGTAGTAGCGGTTCGATGGGTTGGGTTTACTCCAACTTCTTTACTGAACTAGGTGATCTACAGATCTTCTCGATTACTTCTAATAATACAGCAGAACTTACAATCACATGGGCTGCTGGTCTAGACAATAACGGACTAGGAATTAGAGTTGGTGAAAATCTACGTATCTCTAACTTCAGTAACTCGTTCTTGAATGGTACGTGGGCAGTTCTTGCTGGTGGATTCTCTGGAACAGGTAACACCTGTACGATCAGAATCTTCAATGAGATCGCACAGAATGTCTATGCATGGGGAGATGAAGGTCCTGGTGCGAAGATGGAAATCTCCAAGTCCAGATGGAAGGAGACTGGCGTCATCGGTGCTGAAACACTTCGCACAAGAACTGAAGTACCTGGTGATTACAGACTGGGTATCAACACTGTCGGCAGAATGGCGAAGGAAGGTGTACTCACCGCTTCCGTAACTGCTGAAACAGATCCAAGATCTAACTTGGATGTTGTTGGTAACGCATTCATCAGTGGTAAGAATTTAGTAACCTATGATGCTGTTGGTGCAGTAACTGCAAACAACTACCTAGCAGAACCTTCTGTTGGTAAGACATACTTTGCACTCACTAATGCATTCTTGGTTGGTGGTGACAGTTCTGATCCTGATGACTTTGCTACTCTTCGTGTTGCAACTTCTGATCTAGCAAGTGCTAATCAATCCTCTACTTACAGAGCAGGTGGTCGTGTTGGTGTTAACACCAGCATCGGTCTAGATGCATCTACTGAACTTGATAAGAACTTCGTTGTAATCGGTGATTCCAGATTTACTGGAAACATGCAGATTCAGGATGACTTGAGTGTAGATGGTGGAGACATTAACTCTACTTCAGAAACATTCAGGTTCCTAACTGATAACGTTGACTTCCTTATTGCTGCAAGTGATACCGAATCGTTTAACATCGGTAACAACACTACAAGTGATCAACTCATCAACATTGGTAACAATGTTTCTGATTCTTCTTCTCATACATTGAGAGTTGGTGCTAACGCTGGTGTCACTACCTTCGAGGTTCACAAGCGTTCTACTAACGCATTTGTTGATATCGCATCAGTAGAGGATGTAGTAGGTTCTGCTTGTTCGATCAAGATTGGTGGTGCTGCTCCTAACCTGAACTCTCAAACCTTAATTGGTACATATCAGACTAGACTAAATGGTACTCTGGAAGTTGGTGCTTTCGCTGGTACATCTATCGCTAGAATCTTCACCACTGCAGCTACGCTGAATATTGGTGACGGACAGAACACTACGAGAGTTACTGTTGGTGCTAACTCTTCTACGGTAGACATCGCAGCACTTGGTGGTCGCACCACGATTAGAAACTCGCTACTCGTTCAGGGTAGCACCACATCCAACTCCACCATTAAATTGTCTGGTGGTCTAAATGCTGGTATTATTGCAATTGATAGAGCAAGATTCGGCACTTCTCCATCGGAGCATATCGTTGGATCTCTCGACAATCCTAACATCACGTTCCTCAAGTACATCCAGCTTGGTAGACAAATTGATACCGCTGGTGTTGGACCTTGGGGTGGCGATCAGTACCTCCTATCTGGTGGTCAGGTTGCTGCAATTGATAACATTACTCCAGAATCGAGTGCAACATGGGTTGCTAACGAGACTTATTCGTTCATCACACCTACTGGTGGTACAGGTAACGGTGCTCTGTTCACTGTTCAGGTTCTATCTGACGGTACAGCAGACATTAGTCTAGTATCTCCTGGTTCTGGTTACTCTGACAACGATCTGCTGACTATTGAAGCAGCGAAGTTGGGTAACTCTGGCGGTGCTGATCTATCATTTAGGGTTAATGGAACTAATGATTCTGGTAACGTATACTTACTACCAGTCACTAAACCATCTGTCAATGATTTCCAGATTGGTGATCTACTGTTTATCGAGAGATCAGTACAGGTAACTGGACAGGATACAAACATTTCTCCTGTTGGTGAACAGTACAGTGAACTTCTTGAAGTTGCTGGTCTTACTAATATCACCGACCCTGCTGATCCTCTCGGTTTCAGAATCTTGGTTACTCGTGCTAAAGATGGTACGACTGCAAGAACTGATCACCCAGATAATGCAATCGTCTCCAAGTTTGATAAGCAACTCAATGCTTCGTTTATCACTGGATTTGACTTTGATAACAATGGAACTCTAGATCCTACATCTAGTGTTACGATTAACGATAATTCAATTCTAACAATCGTTGCTGATGGCACTGATATCGTCACCATTAATTGGAATAACGAGACTAACACTAGTGTTGGTGCTGATTACGGTGAGTTTATTACAATCGCGCAGACGGACATCGTTGGTCTAAATGGTACATGGCCAATTCAAGGTGGTATCAGTGGTCCTGCATCTAGTCTACAGATCAAGACAAGTCAATATGTTTCGACAGGAACTTACGTCTGGTCTGATCAGGCGGCATCTGCCGAACTTAAGATCAATAGTGGTGCTGGTCTACTGGCAGATTCGGCATCTGTTAGAATCGGCGTTGCAGAATTTGGTGGTGTTCTAACTACCAGCGATTACCTGCTCCTATCTGATTCTGAAATTGTTAAGGTTGATGCTTTGGTATCTACCGACATTCAGTCTCTGATTGTCACAGACGGTGGTGATCCTGAAGTTGAGGTATTTAAGGTTGAGTCTACAACTGGTAAAACATTCGTAGGCAACACACTATCGGTTGGACAAGGATTTAACAAGTTCATTGTTGATGGTGGAACTGGTGATACCGTAACTCAAGGTAAACTAACCACCAATGATACTCTGAAGGTAAGAGGATCTGTTGTAGAACTGACCCAGTTCTTCACACTAACCAACGGCGGTTCATCAGGTATTGCTGAAAGAAACACACTTCGTGTTGATACTGCAACTGGTGATCTAGAAATTTATGGTGGCGACTTCAATATCTTCGGACCTGATGGCACTACACCACGTCTACAGTTCAATAATTCTTCAGGTGACTTCACTACCTTCGGTTCATTCTCTGCTCTGGGAACTGGAACATCTGTATTTGGTGGTAGTATCCTTGCTGGTGGTGATCTTACTGTCAACGGCGGTGATCTAACGGTTAACTCTGGTGGCACTGAAGTCTTCGGTGTTGATGAAGATGGCGCTGTTACTGTCGCTGGTATCTCCAACTACTTCTCACAAACTGGTGGTCGTAAGTGGGTCTACAGCGATTCCTTTGATGTTGATGCAGAAGCAAATACAAACTACTTCCTCAATATCTCTCAAAATACGGTCGTTAAATTGCCTACAGGAGCTTTGATTGGTGACATGATTAGAATCGTTGATATCGGCGGTCTACTTACCTACAACCTCTCGCTGGTTGTAAGAGCACCATCTACAATTAAAGTTCAAAATGCAAGTGATAACACAGGCACCACTCTATTGACGGGTAATACTGCTGACCTAAATGGTTATGATGGTGGCGAACTAGTCGTTCAGACACCTAACGCTGGATTTGCACTAGTATTTGCTGGTACAACTGATCCAGATGGTAATACCGCAGTTCCAATAGGAAAAGACGGATGGTTCTTAATCGAGGTTTGATTTAATGTTCTACCAGGAGTCAAAGACAGCAAGAGCGGCAGTGGTTGGAACCATCATGCCATGGACGGGAGGGTTGAGTGACATCCCTCCTGGGTGGATTTTATGTAGTGGTGGTGTTGTAGATGCTGCAGATTATCCATTGCTTACACAAGCAGTTGGTAATACATATGATGCTTTAGGTGGATCTATTACAGGAAATTTCCCAAATTATACTGGGACAATTAAACTCCCTGATTTGAATGAAAAAGCTTTGATGGATATTGAAACTTCTTACTTTGCTCCCAGAGCATCTGGTGGTACTGGTAGGGATGCAGATATAGATCCTGATGCGCTCACTATTATGTCGCCAATTATCGGTGACAATGAGGATAATGGTATTACTACTATCTTCACAAATGTCACTATTGATGTTATCTTTAATATCAATGCAGATGACAGAACTGGATACCAAGGAAAAATTACAGGCAACACAAAAGAAGATGGAGAAGGTGTTGCTACAGTTTATACTGGTCCCAGAAAATTAGGAAGAAAGCACGTCAAGAGACATAATCACCCAGGAACATATCCAACTCTGGAGGTTCAGAATCCACAATTACCTGGAGATGGTGTTGCTGGTTACGAGAATATTGCGTACACCTTATATCACTCACACGTTGATAACGAGGGTGGTGGTCAAACAGGAGATACTTATTACTTTGGTTGGTCTGATGATAGTGCTGGTGATGGTTCGACTAGTAATGTTAATGCTGCTCCTGGACTCGCAGCTGGTAATGTAACTGGTAGTACAACTCCAGCTGGTGCAGAACTTGATTACATGTTTACTTGGCCAGCAGCTAATGCTACAATACCATCTGGATATAATGGAGGATCGCAGGGTGTTGTTGTAGCACATGTGAGATCGGAGAACCCTCCCGTTAACATGAAACCCCAATCCGTACTAGGATCTCCAATTTCAAGTCAATTTGCTGTAACTAATTTAAGACCTGAAGGACCATTTTTGGATTCTAATCGTGCGGTTCCAGCTGCAGCTCGTGGTGGTAGTTTTAATATTCCTTCTGGTCTTAAGAACTACTATGATTCTTCAAATCAAACAGCATCACAAGTTCGTGCTACGATGATGAGTCATGCTGGAGTTAATTTTACCTCTAATGATCTGGGTTTAGGTGGTAATGTAGGTGATTCCATTGAAGCACATGATCACGGAGAGTTTGATATTGAGTTTGACTCTGGTGGTTTGAGACCTGCAACTAGTATTATCACTGACGTTAACTTGCCTGGTACAGTCAATGTAGATAATACACAGAATGAGAGAGCATTGCAAATAGATATGAACATCTCACAACCAACACTTTCCTGCATATACATCATCAGAGCATACTAAAATGGCAAAGTCAATATCTACTAATTACGCCAGACAGAAATCTCACTGGGGTGGTGTTCCTGGAACTATTCAGATGCATACTGTTTACGGAATGGGATTTAATAATGATCCTAGTACGGCAGTATTCAGAGATAATATTCCTGGTGGATTTTTGAGGTGTGATGGATCTATTCTAAATGTAAAAGATTATCTGCTATTGTCTAAAATTTTAGGTGTAGGAACCGAATGTAGATTTGCAAAAGAAAATGCAGTTCTACGTGATCCAGATGCTGACACAGGAGATCTTGGAACATTTCAGATACCTGACCTAGGATCTAAAGTTATCATCGGTGGTAGAGGATCTGGTGAGTATCGTGATACAACAATGGAGAACAAGCCCAACCAGAATAAGGTTGGTGTTGAAGTAACTCCACAGACACCTCTTGGCGAAAGACTATTTACAAATTACGTCTCTAATACTGGTGATGGCATGAAACTTACTGCACAAACATCTATTCCTTTTAGAGGCAATATCAAGTACAACATGCCCTCTTATGTAAGTCCAGAGATTCTTTCTATTGAACAGTATCAAGCACATCAACATGAGGCTGACTCACACGTTCTAAACACCACAGCGTCTCAATATCGTATTGATGGTGATGGACTAACTGGCGACAGCTCCACAGCATATAGTGCAAATGTAGAGGCAGAAAATATTTTGGATGAAACTCAACCAAACGTTCAGAGAGGTTCACCTAGTCACGATCACAGAATTTCAAAACCTTTCACTTACTCTCAAAACTTCAGTTATTCTTTCCCTGCTGCTAATATTCCACTAGATGACATGGAATCATACATCGATGTTGACACAACTAATTTAGAAGTATTGAACCAGGTTGTAACTCCTTTCATTATGGTACATTACATTATCAAGTTTTGATATGGCTCAATACAACAGTCAATATACTTATAGTAGTAGCTTAACATTAAGAGCTGATGTAAAATACGTCCAGTATATTACTGTTGCTGGTGGTGGAGGTGGTGCTAGACCTTTTGCTGGAGCTGGTAGAATTCCTCAAAATGGTGGCGATACCAGACTCAACACAACAGGATTATGGTCTCAAGGTGGTAGAGCTGGCGAACTAAATCGTGGTGGTTATGGTGGATACGGAAACTATTCCTATGGTAGGAATGGTCAGATCAATAATTCTGGTGGTGAGTTTTTGCGTGCTGCGTCTGGTTATGGACCATATGGATTTGGTGGTGCAGGACAGTGGCGAGGTCCGCCAAACTCTGGCGGTGGTGGTGGCGGCGGTGCGTCAATCGCAACATATTATCGAGGATCAAATGGTGCTGTTGGTGGTCAAAGCGTAGGTTGGACTATCGGACAAGGTGGAGTGCAGGGTGGTAATGGTAATAGAAGAAGAGGTTATGTTGGCGGGATTTATATCAATCAAACCACTTATGATAGACCTGCTGCTAGTATAAGTGCCAATCCTTCTTCTATCATTTTAGGAAGCTCCACTACATTAACCTGGACTACATCTGGCGATATTGATAGTGTTAACATTAGTGGAATAGGTAATGTAAGTACGAGTGGATCTTTAGCTATTACTCCATCAGGATCAGGAAATTGGACAATTAATGCAATTAATCCAGCATATACAACACAGGATACAGTTACAGTTACGGTATTAATTCCACCAATAGTTAACATGTATTTTGACAATGACACTATTGTTTTGGGAGAAAGTGCTGAATTGTTCTGGAATGTTAGTGGTGATGCTAGTCAAATGTCTATTGATAATGGAATTGGTGTTACTAACCTGACGGGTAGTCAAATAGTTACACCAACACAATCTGTAGTTTATACAGGAACTGCTACTGGTGCTGGTGGAACAGGTAGTGACACTGCTGTGCTAACAGTATTGCCACCACCATCATTGAGTGTTTCTGGTCCAATTGTTGTTGACTATTTGGATGACATGGCTTTTAGCGTCAGTGCTACAAATGTACCTGGTGGTGTTAGTTTTACTACTGCATATCTTAATACAAATCAGAGTCAAGAACAGGAAGCTTCAGTAACTATTCCAGGTAGTAATGGTGATCTGGTTGAGATTACAGATTTTTCATATACTCCTGCATATGATAATTTTGGTCCAACATCAGTAACATTTTTGTTTACTGCCAATGGATATGGTGGATTGCTGGCATATGAGCAAGTAGTTATTCCTGTCAATATCGACCAGACACCAGATGCTATTGATATTCCCTCAACTGAAGATAAGTTGAGAGATGAAGCGCCTGTTGTCACACCTAACGTTGAGGTTACAACAGAACAGATTGTGGTTGAGGATATTGATATCCCTGTTGAGATTAAGTCTGATTATCCCATTCAGGTTGAAATCGAGAACGGTGATGTCTGGTATGATGTGAGGCAAATCTAATGCCACAAGTTAGTATTTCATGGTCTAGAAACGCAGGAGACAGTAACTACCTATATGGTATGCCTGGTGGAACTATTGGTCCCAATAGTGGTAGTAGAACTGTAAATGTTGGGTGGAATCAAACATACAATCTATCTGCTAATGGTAGCGGTCCTGGCAATGTTGCCATGCGAAGACTAAACAACAACACACTTGGTCTTGACGATAGACAAGGTGCTGGAGCTGATGGTGACTACAATGACATGATCATATATGTCAACAATGGTGGATTTATTAATAACAGTCAGTATCGTAGTCCCACACCTGTATATGGATGTACAAACAGTGCTGCAATTAATTACAATCCATCTGCACAAGTAGATGATGGATCTTGTGTTGTTGTAAACCCAACACTATATCTTACTTCTAGTAATAATCCACTTATCAGAGGACAAAGCACTAATATATCGTGGTCTACTTCTTATGGACAGTACATGCAAAGTGCAACAGTAACTGGTATTGGTAATGTAAATACATCTGGTAGTAGTAGTATACAACCCCAAAGTTCTGGCACATATACATTCACAGTATCATGGAATGGGGGAAGTAGATCAACGAGCTTGCAGCAGACTGTGTATATACCACCACAAATTACAGCATATTTTGATACAAATACTATTGTTCTTGGAGGAAATACTAGATTATGGTGGTCAACTAGTGGTGATGCCAGCACTATGACTATCAGTCCTAGCATTGGAGCGACATTGTTGAGTAGTAATGCAATAGTACAACCAACACTGACAACCACATATACGCTTACTGCTAATGGTGTTGCTGGATCTACTAGTGAACAACTCACTTTAACAGTAATTCAACCACCATCACTAGAAGTTAGTGGTCCAATTGTAGTACCATATGGTCAGGAAACTATTAATTTTTCTTACGAAGTAACAAATGCAAATAGTGTAGATGTAGAGGTGATACAGAGAGATTTAGATAATAGTGATACCACTTATAATTTCACTACTTCTACTGACGCATCTTTATATGAATATACTCCAGTCTGGGGAAATCGTGGACCTATGGCAATTATTGTTACTATGACTGCTAATGGTCAAGGAGGATTGATAAGGATTAGGCAAGTTACCGTTCCTGTTAGTATCGATCAAACACCAGATGCTATTGATATTCCCTCAATTGAAGATAAATTGAGAGATGAGCAACCAGTTATTACCCCTGATGTTGAGGTTACTAGTGAACAGATTGTTGTTGATGATATAGATATTCCTGTAGAAGTTAAATCTAATTTTCCTGTTCAGGTTGAGATCGATAATTCTAATGTCTGGTATAACATAAGAGAGCTATGACTGTAAGTTTTAGTAAATTTAGTCCTGGAAGTATTACTTGGTCGGTCCCAGCATATGCTACTAACGTAACCTTTACAGTGGCTGCAGCAAATGGTGGAGGATCTCAATCTACTACATGGAATCATTCGCGTGGTGGTTTTGGTAGAGCAGGTAACTTTACTATTGCAACAAGATCTTATGCATATAATTTAACTTTCTATCTCGGTTCTGCAGGTGCTAAAGGACAAGGACCCCAGAATCCTGGTGGATCTGGTGGTGGTTCTCCATTAGCAGGTGGTGGTAGGGGTCACCGTTCTGGTGGTGGCGGAGGCGGAGCTTCTGGCGTTTACGATAGTGGATTAGGAAGATACATCGCATGGGTCGGTGGCGGTGGTGGTGCTGGTAGGTTTGATAACCAAACTGGTGTTAGTGGATATTATTCTGCTGGTCGTGGTATTGGTGGTGGAGGCACTAGTAGTTCTCCGAGCTGGAGAACAGGTGGAACTGCCCCTGCTGGTCACCGTGGCGGTGGTGGTGGTGGATCAACTGCTGGTGGCGCTGGTGGATATGGAGGTGCAACAACCACTAATGGATATGCTGGTATTGGGGGCAACTCTGGGTGGTATAATAATGGAGATATTGGTTGGATTACTAACAGTGGTTATGGAAACTTTGGTAACGGATATGGTGTTCTATCATATACAAATCCACCACCAACGATTAGTGTATTTACAATCAATCCTTCTACACTAATTCTTGGAAATTCTTTCCAGATGCAGTGGAATGTTACTGGTGCAGTTTCGAGCGTAAATATTACTCCAGAACCTGGATCATCATCTACTTCTGGTAGTGGTACATTTACTCCCTCTCAAGATGCAACTTATACATTAACTGCAAGTGGACCTGGTGGAACAGTAGCGCAAAGTATTCCTGTTGATATCAAGATACCGCCAGAAATTATATTATCAGTAGATAAACCCCAGATTACAGTTGGAGATGTTTTTACCTTATCGTGGGTAACTACTGGAGATGCTAATACTGTTAATATCAATCCTGGAGTTGGATCGACCAATCTTGTTTCAAGTATAGCACTCCAACCTACACAAACTACAACATATACGGCAGTTGCTAGCGGTCTTGGTGGAAGTGATACAGACCAGATTACTGTTGAGGTTGTGTATCCTCCAGAAGCTTCCTTAAATGGTCCAATATCTGTTGATTATGGTAATGATATACTCCTGACATATAGCACAACAAATGCTACTGAACCACCACAGTTATTGAGAAAATATGTCAGTCAAGGTAATCCAGATCCAGATTGGACCTTGTATACAACTGTGCCAGCAGGAAATACTAGTCAAGGAAGCATTTTATTCCAACCAGATTATGATGACTTTGGACCAGATGTTATTTTGTTCCAGTTATATGTCATTGGTGATGCTGGATTGTATTCTACTGCTCTTTTCAATGTATCAATCAATATCGATAGAACACCTGATGCTATTGATATTCCATCATCAGAAGATAAACTTCGTGACGAACAACCAGTTATTACACCTGATGCGGTAGTAACATCAGAACAAATTGTGGTTGATGATATTGATGTTCCTGTTGAAATCAAAGCAGATCAACCTATTCAGGTTGAGATAGATGATAGCGGTACATTCCAAGAGGTTAGGGAGATCTAGACATGGCGGGAAGTGCTGGACAACTACATAGATTTGATTCGTTTTTTAACCCTAATAATCCTGGCGGGGATTCTTTTTATACCTCAAATCCTGGTGGAGAATCTTTGGGTGCATACTACCAGACTGGAACTAATGTATGGAACCTATTCATGGGCATGAGTTCTACTGGAATTAATGGTCAAAGTGTGTCTTATGTCTACAGATTTTGGAGTTCTAGCATCAATGATCACCTATTCAAGACTTCATCTGGTACTCCTCAAAACTATCGTCGTGAAGGTATTATTGGTGTGGCATTTACGAGCAATGGACCATATCGCCAAGCAATCTATAGATATTATAAAAGTTCTACTGGCGACCATAGATATGACACTAGTAGTAGTACACCTAGCGGATATGTATTCGAGGGTATTGCGTGGTATTCTCCTATTCTCGTCTATGGATGCAAAGATCCCAATGCTACTAACTATAACGGATGGGCAAATCAACCCAGCACAGGATGTAACTATACTGTATACGGGTGTACTGATCCAAATGCCTCTAACTATAATCCAAGTGCTAATGTTAATTCTGGGTGTACATATCCTACTCCAAGTGTAAGTTTGAGTATTAGTCCTAGTTCTATTATTCGAGGACAAAGCGCCACAATATCATGGAGTGCATATAACTCTACCTCTCAAAATATAACTGGTCTCGGTAATGTTGGTGGCAGTGGAAGTCAATCAGTAAGTCCTACCACTTCTACATCATATACTCTTACTGGAAATTATTATGGATATACAAATGCGTCTGTTAGTAGGACCCTCACTGTTTATCAACCTCCCAGTATACAATTTAATGTAGATGATAGTGAGATTGTTAGTGGTGCTAATACAACACTGCGTTGGAATGTATCTGGTAGTGTAAATTCAGTTACTATTGATAATGGAATTGGTGTTACTAATCTAAATTCTTACCAAAATATTTCTCCAACAGTAACCACCACATATACTCTGTCTGCTTCTGGTCCTGGTGGAACTGGTAGCGGAACAGTCACAGTTGTTGTAGTTGATCCACCAGAAGTTGCGATTAATGGTCCTATAGTGGTAAATTATGGAGACAACGTAACTATTTCTCATGAGATGGTGAAAGCAGTAACAACTTATGAGTTGCAAATACTAGAAACTGATCTGGATAATAACACCGCAGCACCACCTGTAAGTCCTGTTAATCTTGGACCAGGACAATCTGCGAATAGCACATATACTCATTATGTTACATATCATGATAGAGGACCACGCTCTATTTCATATGTTTTGTATGCAGTTGGACAGGCTGGTTTAACTGCTATTGATCAACTTATTGTGCCTATTAACATTGACCAGACACCTGATGCTATTGAGATTCCATCATCAGAAGATAAACTACGTGATGAACTTCCAGTCATTACTCCCAATATCGAAGTTACCACCGAACAAATTGTTATTGATGACATAGATATTCCAGTAACAATTAAAGCAAGTCAACCTATTCAGGTAGAAATTGATGATAGTGGTACATATCTGCCAGTAGAGGAACTATAATGCCATATCGTATTGGACATTGGAATAATTACGGTGGATCATGTGTCACCAACTATAGTATATGGTTCCCTGGTGGCGGTGGAGATTTTAATGATACCTACCGCAATCAAGTTACATATGCATATATGTCATTGTTTGGTAGATACGGAGAACAGGCTGGTGTAGAAGGATACGTAGGTACGTGGGTATATGGTACTGGACAGCAGGTATATGGTACTATCACAAATATGGTCAAAAGGGGTGGTATATCCAGTGGTGAATATGGTCAAGTTCAGTCAAGGGGTAGGCATACTGGCATGGCTAGTGGTACTTGTCCACCACCAATAATCAGGGGATGTACTAATCCAAACGCAGTAAACTATAATCCAAGAGCACAACAAGATGATGGTACATGTTATTTCAATCCACCGTATGTAAACATATCTGTTAGTCCAACTTCGTTTATAAATCCAGGATCTGCAACTCTTTATTGGAGTACATCAAATACTTATTCTAGATCAATTACTAGCATTGGGTCTGTTAGTACATCTGGTAGTATTACGGTATCTCCTACTAGTACAACGACTTATACGTTAACAGGATATGGATATGGCGGTAATCGAAGTAATTCTGTTGTATTGTACGTATATCAACCTCCTCAAGTAACATTAACGCTTGACAATTCTACAATTGTTATTGGAGAAACCACTAGATTGAGATGGACTACTACTGGAGATGCTAGCACCATGACTATCACTCCTGGAATTGGATCAACTAATTTAGTAAGTAATCAAATTATTTCTCCGACAATCACCACTACATATACTGCAACTGCATCTGGTCTAGGTGGAACTGATAGTCAACAAATTACTATCACTGTAATACAACCACCAGAAGTTGATCTTGCTGGTCCTCTATCAGTAAATTATGGTGATGATATTATATTATCCCATGAACAAGTGAGAGCAACTACAACATATGAATTGAGGATTAAAGAGTATGATCTTGATTTAAGTGAAACTGATAGAGTTGTGGATCTAGGTTTTGCTGCTAGTGGTACATATACAGATACTGTTGCGTATCATGATAGAGGACCATCTTCTATCAGATATGAGTTATATGGTGAGGGAGCTGGTGGACTTCAATCTATCAAAGTAGTTACAGTTCCTATTAATATTGATCGAATACCAGATGCTATTGACATTCCATCATCAGAAGATAAACTACGTGATGAACTTCCAGTCATTACACCTGATGCAATAGTTACTAGTGAACAAATTGTTGTTGAGGATGTAGACATCCCTGTGGAGATTAAATCCAACTATCCTATTCAAGTTGAAGTTGATGGTGGTACATTCCAAGATGTTAGAGAGATGTGATAAATACTAAAGAAATCGTGACCATCGCCTGCGGTAAATGACCTTTTCGTTCGGAACTACACCTGTATATGTAAGCGAAGGGCAAACTATTCGCCTGAAGTTTAAAGCGCCATCGGCTTGGGATACAACTCAAAGCGTAACGGTTCAGATTGGTGATCAGCAGACAATCTGGTATATCTCTACGATTCCAGAAGATTTTGCACCAGATCCATATCCATTTACACCATTAGATGAGGCAACACCAGACATCATGTATGTCTATGGTGATGGTACTAGAGCACAAGAAGATATTATAGAAGTTTCTGGATTAACACCTGGATCATCTGCTAGTGTTTCACTAGTATCATCTTATATTGGAGCTAATATTGATGACTATGCTGTTCGTATTCAGTTAGTACACCAAGGTGAAGCAGACTTTGGATCATGGGTTATTCCATCTAGTAATATCTTCGTACAAAATGGTGATAGAGTCCAGTTAAGACTGAAGTCTAATGATACTGGTGGTCTTACAAGAGTTGCTGACTTAACTATTGGTGCTAGAACCGAGAGATGGACTATCACCTCGGCAATACAACCACCTAACATTCCAGAACCATTCCCTGATTTTGACGAAATCATTGGTAGTCCAGTTGACACAGATGTTTATAGTGAGATCTTAAGAGTTACTGGTCTGAATGACCAGGCAATAGTCAATACTGATAATGGTGCTCTAATTGGTATCTCTACTAGCAATGCTTTTATTGTAAACGATGAAGGATATAATGTTTTAGATAACACCACATTTGTTGCTTCTAGTACCAACCCAACCATCCAGAATGGTGAGTATATACAGTTAGTATTAACTACACCAGCAACATCAACTACTACCACTACAAATCTCTTGAGTATTGGTGATGCTGTTGCTGGATCTAGTTGGGGTGTTACTACTGGTAGTTTCCCATCTACTACGCCTGGATCCTTTGTATTCAATGATGCACTTGATGCACTTGAGGATACTTTGATTGCATCTGATGTAAAACCAGCTAGTGGTATCGTTGGATTAGGTAATGGTGTAACTGTACCTGTAACACTAGTATCCACAGATGGTACAGAACCAAGAGTTAAAATCTACTATGATAATGGTAGTGAAAGTTCTGTCGGAATCTTCCCTACAGATGTGAGTAATGGTGATAAAATTCAGATCTATAACAAATCCGATGCCACATTTGGTGGTACAGTATCTACCACGATTAAAGTTGGTACACTACAGATTCCTACATGGTCTATCGTTACAAACACTGGTCCTGATACTGACGCAGCATTTACACCACCAAATAATCTTACTAACAGGGCACCTAATAGACAATATGTTAGTTCTATTGTTGCTGTCACTGGTATCAATAGAGATATTACAATCACTGGCACAAATGGTGTACTCATTTCCATTGACTTTGATACACCAGTTGTAGGACCAAGAACATTTACACCTGCTAACAGTAGTTTTCAGTTATATCTAAACGCTAGTGGTCTTGCTAGCACTGTAAGCACTACTGTTGTTGTAGGTACTGGTGCTAGTAATCAATTTACTTGGAATGTATCCACATATGCCGTAGCACCACCAGCGCCAGAATTAAAAGGAACATGGTATAGTAGAAAGAACTCTTACACATATGAAGATACTAATGGTGATGTTCAATTAAGAAATGCGAAGGATGATGGTCTTGCTATTGGTACAGTTCTTTCCGTTCTTAAGCAACCAAACGGATCTTATGGTACAATAGATGGTGACCTGGATTCTAGATATCCTGGTTTCATTGAGTGTGATGGTAGACCACTATCAAAAACTGAATACCTTGATTTGTTTGCTGTTATTGGTACACATTATGGACAGTCTGATGCCAATGGTAATACTGGAACTACACACTTTAAAGTTCCTGACTATAGAAACAGGAAACTTACTGGAGTTGGTGTTGTTGATGGTAATAGATCATCATCTGCTTTCCTTCCAACAAATAACATCAACGAACCAGGTAACACTGGTGGGTGGTGGTATGTTGACAAGGTAGATGTTGCTGGTGATAATCCCTATGAGCAAATACTGCAAGGTGGTTCACAAGCTGAAGGTAAGGTTCAGACATTTGCATTGTGGCAGAATAAACCTTCTGTTGATGCTGAATATATTGAAAGAACAGTCGGTCAATATGTAAATAGAGGTGAGGGTGGTAATCCTGACTATTGGACTGCATTCGGTGAATCTCAAGAGGAGGATGTTTTAGTTCTTGGTGGTACTGGTAGTGGACTACGACTGCGAGTTAGAGCAGAAGCAAATGATTTGGATGGATCAGGTAATCCAGATGATACAAGAGTTACAGTTGTGTCAATACTAGATCCTGGTACTGGATATCAATCTGGGGATTTGATGGACATTGGATTCTCCACTGCTGCACCTGGTGGTGGCACTGTTATACTTTCTCCTGGCATTAAAGTATTAACAGTAACGTCAACACCAGTAATCAATTCTGATGAAGGCACCGAGAGTAACTTCTTTAACTTTGGTACAGTTAAGACACAATTCAATGCACCAATTCAAGCTGACGTTGAGTTTACTGTTAATGGTACGGTAACTGCACAGATTGGACAGTTACAGGAGAAAATCATTGATGTTCCTACACATAGTCACCTATTTGTTACTGCATTTACTGCTGAAGGATTTGGTGGTACAGGATTGATTCCATGGAACAGTCAAGTTTTTGCTAATAGTGGTCTAGGACAGGTGAATAAATCAACTGGTACTGGTGATGGTCCATACATTAACTTCATTGGTGGCGGTGGTATTGCTGAAGATGAAATTTATCGAGAGCAACCTGATGTATGGTATCCACTATATCTGTCAGAGTTGAAATCAAAAACTCAACCAGGTGGCAATGCTCTGTACTTCGATCAACTTTGGGATGATATTCTTCAGTCAAATGAAGGTAGAAGTTTTAAGGAACGCATTGTTGAATGGGCAGGAACATTTGGAGACGCTCCTCTTGAAGAGGGAGATCCTCCAGGAACAGCTAGTTTGACACTAACTGCGAAAGTATTCTGGCCATCACCTTTCAACAGTCTTAACTCTGACGATGTTGTATCAGTAGCAGGAAATCATCTGAACTTGAAGAGATATCCAGACGATGTATATGGAACAACTGGTGGTGGACCAACTGCTGTTTCTGCTGCTATTGATGTTACTGGATCAAGATTTAGAATTGAGGCATATACTCCACCAGCAATTCTAGAAGATAGTGACACTACAACTTCTTCTCACAATCACCTAATGGGGTTAACTCCTGTTTTAGATCCAACGCAAGATTATAGTTATGGTAACCAAAATGGTCCTGGTCTTTTCAAAACAGGATTGGGTGGTTTTGGTACTACACTTAACGTCAGTTTTGACAATAATCAATTTGTTGGTAACACACCACCAGTTGGATATGTGTTGAATACTGGTACATTCACTCTTAATCAGAATATCAAGAAACCAATTCCTAGCGTCAAGATGAAACCCAACATACAAGTTCCTATCATACAAGAGTTTCACAAAGTCAAATATATAATCAAGGCATATTAATATTATTTTATTATCATGACACAACAAATCGCTCCTTATCGTCCACTTGAACTAATGGAAAATCCAAAAATCACCAAGTGTGATTTTACAGATTTTATTGGTGTGTGGGAAAATTTCGTACCAGCAGCTCTATGTCAACAACTTGTCACATATGGTGATAGAGTCTTCAATGAAGATGTTGCTAGTGTTCTGAACCAAGATGATGAAGATCAAGGTGATCTAGGAGCTTCAGAAGGCGAGATTAACATCATGGAAGGTTCTGCCATGTATGGGTCTGCATTTACTAGACATGATAGATCATTCATGCTAAACTATGCATCAGCAAAATATACTAATAATATTAACCAGATGCTGAAATCATGTGCTAATCACTATTGCTGTTACTATTCTACATTGAAGAAGACTAAAATGTTTTCTTCTGACATCAAGTTTCAGAAAACTCCAACTGGTGGTGGATATCACTCATGGCACTATGAAAATGGTACAATTGAATGTGCTGCTCGTGAATTGACATGGATGATTTATCTAAATGATATTGAAGATGGTGGTGAAACCGAGTTCATGTATCAGAAACGTAGGATTAAACCTACAGTCGGCACAGTAGTTATTTTCCCTGCTGGTCTAACACATGTTCATAGGGGAGGTTTCCTTTTAGGTGATAAGGATAAATATATAGTAACAGGTTGGTATATCAAAACTCATGGCTGATAGCATCGAATTGGTAGATAATATTAACAAGGTGATAATGGAGATTGATTTACTGAACAGTCTCGTTATCGATTCTACTCATATTTTGGACTTGCCTAATGGTAATAAAATCAATCAACCAATTAAAATCCTTCCTGATATCATGGAAAGATTTAAGAACGAGGTTGTTGGTGATATATTCCATACAGATACAGTTGATGAACTAGAGCACGTTCTTTTCTATAGTGATGATACTGCACTCATCCAACGTAGAAAATACAAATATGATTTTGCGACTGATCAGTCAACCTCTATTCAATATATTTTCAATGGTGCTACTACAGATCAAATTAAAGAGTTGCGTCAAAGAGTAGTAGATCTTACTGCTGCCTCTCATGTTGTGAGAGAAAGACAGATCAGAGATAAGATTACTAAAATTTCTGAAGAGCAGATGTTTTATGATGCCACTATGAATAAGAGGCTAGTTGAAAGAACAGCAATGCTCAAAGGTTCTGACTGGCGTGTCCTACCTGATATCGAAGATTCTTACGAAGGTGAGAAAGAGATGTGGAAGAAGTGGAGAAAGGCACTCCGTAGCATGGATGCATTCAATAAAAAGTATGATGATCCTCTGGATCTCTTCAAGGCAATCAAGGCTATTAAATGGCCTATTGACCCATCAATTTATAGAATTGCATATCCTGATAACGTAGATCCTGCTGGTAACGCAATTGAATATAATCTTGATATAGATGATGCGAGGTTGTGGACTGAAAGAGACGTTGATGCATCTAAAGATTATGTCAATGATAGACTAACAACTGTCATTGAATGGAGAGATAGATCTACTAACGCCAAGAGAGTGGTAGCACAAGGAGTTCAAGATTTAATGAAGTTGATGCGAGTCGAAGACTTCGTTGAACACGGTATCGATTATTCAACATTTTATGATGAGGAAGATTTAAATGATATGGCTGCTGAATGATGTTCTGACTCCTGCAGAGTCAGGCAATATACTTTCTGTATACACAGAGCATAGATTTCACTGTGGGAGTGATAGTAATCCCAGAGAAGGTGTAAAGAAAAGTTCTGTACTTAATTACGATGACCCAGACTACAAGAGATGTATGCAAACTCTGTATACTCCTCTACAAAAAGGATTATCTGATTTTCTAATCAGGAGATCTGGACAACCATACTTTGTCTGGTATAAGACTGGTGGATTTTATAAATGGCATTTAGATGCATTCCCTATCGCTGGTATTGCACCACACTTTAGTTTCACTGTAGCTCTCAATGACCCTGATGAATATGAGGGTGGAGAGTTAGTCATTCGTGTTGGCAATACTGAACATGAATTCAAACCACCAAAAGGATCAGTAATTTTATATAATACTGGTCTATGGCATAAAGTAAATGAAGTCACTGCAGGTAATAGAAAGGTTGCTATTGGGTGGGCAGAGAGTTACATTAAAGAATCTGCCATGAGACAGAATATTATTGATCTTAAACATGCAATCAATGATGTTGCTGATGACGTTAGTCACGAACAACTAGAGAAACTTGAATCCGCAAGGATGAATATGATTAGGGAATTTGTAGATAGACCATGACATATACTACTGATGATGTTGTACAATATTTTGATTTCTTCGATGAAGAAGATTTTCAAGAGATTCAGAATAAGACAGGACACGGATCGCGATGGACCTTTGGTCACACCTCGCTAGGTAAAGAGCATCCAGAGTATCATAGTTGCACACCATTCTGGAAGATAGACTTTGCTGAAGATCCATTCTTCTACGATCATCTTCTAAATAAGATACAGAAGAAACTAAACACACGATTTAAACTACAACATACGTATGCTAATGGGCATACTTTCGGTCAAGATGGATCAGTTCACGTTGATGCACAGACCGACAACGGAAGAACACTATTGTTATATGTAAACCCTAGATGGCATACAATGCTAGGTGGGCAAACTAATTTCTACATCAACAACGGTGAAGTGCATGGTGTATTCCCAAAAGCAAACAAAGCAGTATTGTTTCCTGGTAAAATACCACACTGTGCTGCACCGTGTACTAGAAACTTCAAAGGATTAAGAGTCACTGTCGCCTGGAAACTGTTTATCGATGATTAACCAAAACTATCAGATCTTCAATCTACAAGAGATTCTTGGACGTTATGCAATGACAGCTGGAGTGCCACTAGCGTTCATTAGAGTAACTGGATGGAACAATAGCACCAATGTTGATGCTATCAATACATCTATTGCTCGATACTCAAAAATGCTAGAGTCAGATCTTATTGCTGACATGAAACAGTCAGAGTATGTGGTTGTAGAACTTGAGAGACTAGATCAGGGTGTACTTGATTACTTTGATGACAACTTCCCTGATAGTCAAGCATCTGTTGCTAATCCAGAGATGTATGTGTTTTATGCATTGTATAATGATCTAGGACAACTTATCGCATCAAACGAATGATCTTCTCCGACACTTACACAGTAAAAGAAGTATACAGTGTATTGAGGCAAGAGCATCTATACACAAGTTCGATGATGCCATGGTTATACACATCATTGAAAGATGTGAAGTATCAACCTGCAATAGCAGATGATGCTCGTAATAACATGAATGAGATCTTTGTATTTGATTATTTAATTAGCGAGGTCGCTCCTACTATTAAAAACGAGTACAAGACGTTTTGTGTTAATCATAATAGTAATGAGCACTTGTCTTATGAGAGTGGTATAGATTTATCTTACAATGCATTATATCAACAGCGCAATTTACAACATCTAATTGATGAGACAAATACTTCACATTTGAGGGAGGTATACAATAAGGTTACAGAATCTATTCGTACACACCACATTAATCCAGACGCACGTCCAAGTTGTGATAAAGGCGCTACATTTTGTGGTTATTTGTATGATATCTCTGGTACTCCTATTGCAGTGAAGGTGAAACAAGGTCAGGGTCTAGATTATAACATTACTGATAATGAAGTAATGTCTAGACTTGCCGCACATTGTAAAAGAAATCCTTTATACCTAGACGGTGAGATGATCTTCCATGCTAATGGTAGAGAATCATTTAGATTAAACTGTCAATATCATACAGCATTCTGGAGAGAAAGAAAGTCTAGTGTTAAAGAGACCAGAAGTGTTATGACTGCTGAACGAAATCGTGAGAAGATTGAGTTGAGAGATGAACAGATTTCAAGAGAACATCTATATGGATTATCATCTGCAAAGGGTGATTTCTTGACAGAAGAACATGGAAAGTATATCAATAGTGTATTTCCTGACACTCGTCAAGTAGTATTTGACAATGGTTTTAGGAAAGGATTGCAGAACTTTAGAGTTGACTTTGAGTTTGTGTTTGAGAACAATGAATTGGTAGATATTCTATTGTTTAGGACAACACACAATGAGTTTAAGGAGATCGAGACCCTGATCCCTTGACAAGCAGGGGCTGATGCTGTATGATTCGTGGGTTGTCACCCCCTACATAATGCAAGGTTCATTGCCTGATCGTTCTGCGCTCAATATTCATGACGCTGCCTGCCTCGCTCCTTTCTTTCGTGCTCAAGCACCTCACGGTGACATTCCAACACGTCAGGAACTACGTGCCAAGGGTCTACAGTCAAAGAAGCGTGAGGACTCTCTCAAGGGCATCTGTGATGCTCTGAACCGTGTTTACCCTGATAGTGTTGACTACAGTGTAGTTGAAGATGCTCGTAAGCGCAAGCAAGCGGAAGCAAAAGCAGAGAAGGAGTTATCATGTACGAAGAACTAAATTGTTTTGAAGAAGCACTCAAGCACTTTGGAACAAGAGTAGAGATCATCACTGCTATGGAAATGGCAAAGAAAATATCACCTGAAGATGCCTATCAGATGATTAAGGATGAACTCAAAGAAGTTAAGTTATGCCGTAAACAATTCAAAAATAAGGACTGCTGAATCATGTCACAACCACGCCAAAAAGATCCCTCCGATCCACTTTATGATGCAAATGATAAGTGGAATGAGTATAAGGTAGATCTGCATTGTAATGAAGAACACTCACCTGATGAGTGGGATCCTAATACAGAAGGTAAGATTGCTGATCCACAGAATCGTCACCAAGATAAGGTGCTAGATAAGTTCTGTGATGATCACCCTGGTTCCCCTATGTGTAAGGTATTCGATGACTGACGAAGAACTTAAGCAACAAAGACGACGTGATGCATTCAATCTCTTTTATGAGAGTGTATTGAAGCCTGACAATAGACTTCGAGCATGTGCTCACAACCAAGAGTGCTACAATGAACTAATGGAGTGGCGATCTGATATCATTTCGTATCTAGATGATAGAAGGAATCGTGAATTCTGATCTATATACTCTAGTTTACATTTATTGCCATGACTAAACATGACATGTTGATCGACTCCATTAACCTAAAGCTGCACGAAGTGTTCAACATGGGCAGGACATTGGATGATAGTGATTGGGACGACGACACAGCATCACAAATCTCTCAACATATTCTAGAATTGGTTGAGGATCACCAACAATCAAAGAAAACTAATTATGGAGTCCACAATGGACAGTACCAATGGAGAGCAAGTGACTGAAGTTATTGTACCCGAAGGTGCAGAACTTATTGATGAATGCTTCTACGTCTGGGAAACTAGGTATGGACTGTATTCTACGATGACAAAGGCAGGTCGCAACATGATGACTGGTGGCACTAAAGATGGTGTCTGTCTTATGACACGTTGGCATCTTAAGTGTGAGCAAGAGGGTACACTACATCTATACACTAGAGTTGTCAATAGTACCCAGGGCGTCAAGTTATGATGGAACAATTTAGTAATGATATAAGTGGTGAGACAGTAGAAATTGCTACTATACCTATCTTTGCAACGCCATTGATAGTTACTAAATTCCCAAAGCATGAATCATATGAATGGAAGTCATTTGATAGGGTAGTTAGAAAACCAGAGGTATGGTTTACTCCTCTCAATACATCATTCCCTAATATTAAGGAGGATGATCCGTATATTGATAATGAGACTGCGGAGAATGTTAAGAGAGATGTGTTAGAGCATTGCAAGAAAGTCCTTGCTTGCTATAATATGCCAGCTGACATACGATACAACGGCTTCTGGTATAATGCATACTATGAAGAACATGGTCAAGAACCACACGATCATTTGTCACCTGATAACTTAAACCCATACTGGTCTGGCATATACTTTGCAAGCAATTGTTGTGAAGGACAGTTGACATTCCAGAAAACAGATCTTTCCATGCGTACACAGCAATTGTTTAAGCATAGTGATAGTAAGATCTGTGACTATTACGAAGAACTCTGGACATCATACATTCATGATGGACATATATTGTTGTTCCCACCACATCTGAAACATGCTGTAAAGGTGGGTAAGGAGAATCGTAATAAGATGAGGTTGACATTCAGTTTTAATCTTGCTATTAATAGGAGTGCGTACTTACCTGATGAATATTTTCGTGACGAGTCAACATCCGACTGAATCAGCAGAGTGTTTACCTGACAAGCACATTGTCAAGATGCCATTAGAAACATGTCAGATGCTATCTATTGTATGCTCTGACAAGTGGGGTCATGGTTATGGCACAATACCTAAAGCAGATGGTAATCCATATGCTACTGATAAAGGTGCATTCCGTAATCATCCTTGTACTAAATGGGCTAATGAGACTGTAGAGAACTCTAGATGGTTGCTTGCTCATGGTATAGCATTATGTGAAGAGTATTTCAATCGATATGGTAAATGCCATACTTGTTTCAAGACTCTCCTTGTTGCTGATGAGATCATTCCTTATGTTAAATGGGATAATCATACTCCATTTGTTCGTGCAATGCCTGAAGAGTACAAGTTTGATGATAGCATAGATACACTGACAGCATATAAAATGTATATTGCTTCTAAACCATGGGTATCTAGCAACTACCTACGACTACCGAACCGCAAACCTGACTGGATTTAATGAAATATATTGTTCCTGTTGATGATGAAGGTGTGCTTACATTTCCTGATGAACTCATGGATAAATTAGATTGGCATCCAGGTGACACACTATTGTGGATAGATAACAAAGATGGATCATTTACACTAAAGAAAGAAAACTAATGGCACTATCAAAATCAGTTGAAGACTCACTAGATGAAGCAGAGTCTAACCTACGTAATGCATTGTCATATGCTGCAAGACAAGAGAAACCTTTCATTTGTAATGCTATTGCAGAGATGATCAGCAAGATTGACTCAATGAAACAAATGGATAGCATCATGGATAAGCTTGATAACCGTAACTTTGGAGATAGTGGAACATGGGGACCAATCGTAGAGTAGAGATCGAACTAGGATCAGACTTACAGGATGAGTATGAGTATTGGTTAGAAGCGAAGCGATCATTATGTACAGAACGCAGCATCAATTCATTTCTCAATTTCATATCAGTATATGGCACACACAACAACCCAAAAGACCCTGACAAAGCGTGAAGCAGTGTGGATCTGCAGACGCATGATCAAGGTGTGGCATAAAGAATTGCGTGGAGATGCATCAGGTAAGCAATTATACTGGTCATTTTTCCTTGACACACTACACAATTGTGGTAGAATATCTGATGAAGACCACGCAACATGGCAATGTCCATTCAAGTAACACTGACCAAAGAAGAACTAAACATCATTTGGAGCGCACTACAATACATGACACGCGGACAAGAGAGTGTTGTCACGACAAAGTATGGTAGTGTCTCCGAGTTGGCACAAAGAATTGACTTCTACCTGTCTACAGGAAGACATGGGAAAGATCTAGACCTGCTGTGACAGTATACAAACCGCCACACATCAGCTCGCCACGCACTCGTTGCGCTCTACAATATGCAAGTACACAACAGGAGCACCCTATGTGGGATGAGATCAACGACATGGAAGGCGAAATCTTCGATCGTTTAGACGTTGATGATGATCTTCCCTCCATTCTGTCGCTCACTGATGAAGACATTAATCAGTTGATTGACGAGCATGAAGCAAACACTGAAGACAACAACTGATCATGCAAAAGTACGAACTCACTATCCAATCTAACAGTGGAAAATTTCTTCAACGACACATCGTTTCTCGACAAACTGCACAAACTGTCTGCGATTTCGTCAAATACAACGGATACAAAAACTACGCCGATGTTAAACTCATCGTCGCAGAATGTTGTTACTGACAGTGGTGATGCATTCGCCATGGCACTAGAAGAACGTGCTGCATTCTATGAAGTGACCGTAGACTATTACATCGAGGAGTTTTTTCTATAGTATACATATCATTGAATGACATACGACTATTCACCCATGACTGATATCGAACAATCCATGGTAGAAGAGATGAAATCACTCATCAAAGATCACGCAGACACGATCAATGATCAAGCTGCTTACATTCAAGAACTGCAACAACAAATGTCCGACATGCACGATAGATTCTATGACTGTTGATGTTATTCATGACCTTGATTCACACCTAGACAGTGGTCATGTGTGGAGACTTGAACTCGAACAAGAGTGGCAAGATGATCAAGCAGAACCACCTAATGGTGTGTATACTGTCTCAACTCACGTCATCGCACCTAATCAAGATCTAGCAATGTATATTGCTCACACACTATATCCTGACATTTCATTCATCACGATTGACGATCAACCATGTACGAGAGACAACTATGTATCCAGTAGGGACAGAAGTAGAGTATGATGGATATCTTGGTGTTGTGACCTTCAACTATGAAGATAAACAATGCACCATATGCATCAAAGTCATACCTGATGACATCCCTAGATCAGTCTGTCTCGTAGTAACGAAACAAAACTTTCACAAAATTCACCTCATCAACGGAAACCGAAGCGATTCTTAACATCATGGAACAATACAACTTTGAAATGGGTAACTACGAAGGCGACTGGACAGATGATCCAGCAGTTCGGGAGTCTATCTTGCGTGATGCAGCCGAGCAGGTGCTGTGGGACAGTATCGAAACTGTACCACCAGAACTGGACGAGTTCTGACCACAGACTATACTGATGCTATCAACACCAGAACAAATGCTGATTGACACCCAACTGCTCTCCGTCATCGAGTCCCTCCAGGATGCCCTGCAAGTGGGTGAGAATGCTACTAACCTAGATTCCCCTGTAGACTCTGATGGAGACGCTCTGAAGGACTGTCTAGACGACTCTCCTGCTCCTTCGTATGCATATGCATATGGTTGGACTGCTGCTAGCATCAAATCTGCGTTGTTTTCACTCGAAACTATTCGTACACAACTTATCAACGCGAAAACAATGTGAACAATCATCATTTAGACAGACACCTAACACAAGATCAGATAAACAGTGCCGCTCACGAGCAGGTTGATAATTTCTTTGAAAGTAATGATAAGTTTATCTTGCCTGAAGATCCCCTGTTTAAATATGATCCTGTATACCTCCCTCATCGTAAGTGTCAATGTTGTGATCATGATAAGTTCTTCCTAGAATATCATTACAAACGTTGGGATACAGGAAAGAAGAGATTGTCTCACTTTGGTCTGCTACGTTGTGATAAATGTGGTTCAGCTATTACATGGGTGAACGGAGACCTACGTGATGCACTTATCGAAAGAAACAACATTAACATAGCAGAGATAGACTAATGAAACTCGATAGTAAAGCGAGAGTTGTAGGCAGTGTTGGAGTCATCACTGCCTATTTTATTATCTTGCATGTGAATGTAATCACTGGTGTGGTGTTAAATTGTATTGCTGATGTGATCAGCATTCCATACTTCATCAGGACAAAATCATGGGACGTGGTGATCATGGTAGTGTTCTTGCTCATGATCAGCATGTCCAAGCTGACCACCTCTTGAAGTGTCCACTATTGTGGCACAGCACCCCATAACCGTGTATATTAAGAGAGTCAACGCAATGCACCCCATGACAGTCCAAGTCGTCAAGCACTCTCACTACAAGATCGAGATCGACACCAAGGATCTCTCGTTTCCAATCGTGTATTTCCGTAAAGAAGGCAAGTGTAAGACTGCCAAGGGCATGGAGCGTCAGCACGAACGCATCGTGAGCGAGGTTATCGAGGACTGGCGTCAGTTTGACAGTCAGATCAAGCGTTTCACTGTCTCCCGTGTGCCAGCAGACGAAGTGCCCACCAACTTGTCGAAATAGGGCACCAGATGCCCTATACTTAATTCATCAGCAACCAACCCACACCATGCAACTCACAAACAACGTCTGCACTGTTGACTTCTTTCCCGAGGCATTCATTGCTGAAGGTGACAACGTGATCGTCAAGCGTTTCCAGAAGCGTGTTACATTCAACAATGGCACTAAATCTTACAGCACTGTGACTATGTTGACAGCACAGAATGAGTGGGAGACACGTATCGCTAACGGTGCTACAGTTAATGGATACAACATGTCACAAATGCCACGCTCCGAGTATGCTCCAATGGCAGTAGGTTGATCCGAGGGTTTATATAATTGTGTCTCCAGCCGCGAGACCTTCCCTCATTCTTTTCTTTCTTCATCATGCTTTTCGATCTCCCAGTTTACAAGAAACAACTTCCACAAGTATGGTTGGAGGATGGTAAGTTTATCATCGAATCTGACTCGTTTCGTTATG